TAACATTGACTGCATGGAGTTATTCACAAGGAGATACATTAAACTTTAGCTATGCTCCATTGCCAAAACACGATGTGAAAATTTACACATTTTCTAATCATGATATCAACGGCTTTGAGAGAGAAAGTTTTGATGTAGTATTTTCTACAACTCATGCACCAGAAGGCACAACTGCTTATATTGATAGAAATAATTTAACTAAAGGTTATTTAGAATTAAGTAAACCTGCAATAAGCACAAATTATGTTTGGGTTATTAAAAATGGTAAACTTTTATCGCCAGAAATTGATTATGTGTTGAATACAGATAAAACTGCTGTGCAACTTGCAAGACGTGTTAACAAAAATAGCACAATTGAAGTATTACATTTTGCAGGTAGTTTGTCAAGTCCAAAATATGGCTTTAGAATATTCAAAGACATGTTGAATAGATTCCACTTCAAACGTCTTAATAATCAAAATACATACAAATTACAACAGCCATTAAATTACTATGATAATAAAATTTTATTAGAAAGCACAGATGGAATAACACAACCTGATCGTAGTAGAAATCAACCAGGTATAATTTGGATTGACAAAGAGCGTATAGAATATTACACAGTTGACGGTGCAACATTAGGTGGGCTACGTAGAGGAACATTAGGTACAGGTATTGCTACAGTACATGCAGCAGGAACTATAGTTGCAGGACAAGGACCAGAAGAAACTGTACCTTACAAAGAAACTCAACAAATAGTTGACTTGAGTGATTTTGCAGACGGAAGTACAGGTGAAATTCTGTTAACTGATGATCTATATACTGCTGCAAATTCATACATAAACAATTTTTCAAGCACGTTGAGTTCATATGAAATTGAAGTATTCATAGATGACATTGCAGCAAGTATGGTAGATATTTTTGTTGGAGGTAGACGTTTAAGAAAACCGTTGCCACTAGAACCAAACGATAAACTCAAAGATAGAAACTTTTACAAATTTAATGCAACAATAGATCTTGATTCATCTGCCGGAGATGAAGTTGTAGCACCAGAATACACTATGGAAAACGTGTTTATAAATGGCGAATCAAAAACACTTTTGACGTTAAATATTCAAGATGCTACACATCCTGATAACATACCGCTGACAGGTGAAAAAATTATTATGGTTAAGAAAAATGGTAACTTGTGGAATGACATAGTTAGTGATACAACAACATTGTCATTAAGTGACAGCCAAAATAAAATTGCAAGATTTATAAGAGACAAAACAATATCGCTACCACGATAAATACAGTATAGGTGAGATAACATGGAACAATTAACTGATTATAACGGCATACACATTGAAGGACATATAAAGATACACAATCCAGATTCTGGTGAAGTCTTTATTAACAAACGTAATGCCATTCATTATGAAAATATGAGTATTGCTTTGGCAGAAAGTTTAGGTAATGCTGGTCAAGGTTTTATATATGAAATGGCTTTTGGCAATGGAGGCACAAGCGTTGATCCAACTGGTATTATTACATATCTCACACCGAATAGTACTGGAACTAATGCAAGTCTTTATAATCAAACTTATACAAAAGTTGTTGACGATCAAAGTGTAAACAACATAGATCCAACACGTAATAAAATTGAAACACGGCACCTAAGTGGAACAAACTATACTGACATTATTGTTTCTTGTTTATTAGATTATGGTGAGCCAGATGGTCAAGCAGCATATGATACTGCTGCAAATGCAGAAGATCAGTTTGTATTTGATGAATTGGGTTTGAAAAGTTACTCACCAACTGGAACAGGAAAATTAATAACGCATGTTATATTTCACCCTGTGCAAAAGTCCTTAAATAGATTAATTCAAATTGACTATACAGTAAGAGTGCAGAGTTTGAGTGGAGGTAATATTTAATGGCATATAGTATTCCATTTACAGATTCAGCAAACAAAGGTAGCATTACTGTAGAAGACAACAGCATTAATACTGAAACTAGTTTGCTTTTACCAGGTAGAAATACAAGCGACTATGGTACAAGTATTCTTACAAATTTTTTACATTTACTAGAAAGCCATGCTGATGTAAATCCTCCTTCTAATCCAGTTGAAGGACAGCTTTGGTATGATACAACAAATGACGTTGATCAATTAAAAATATATGATGGAACAAATTGGGTCGCTGCCGGAGGTCTTAAAAAAAGCGGAGCAGAACCTGAAAGTATAAACAGCACAGTAGGTGATCTATGGGTTGATACAAGTACAAGCCAATTGTATTTGTACAGTGGTAGTGGATGGATTCTAATTGGTCCTAGTTTTGCTACAGGTAATAAAACTGGAGCACTAGCTGAACAAATTGTAGATACAGCTGACGTTACAAGAGATGTTGTTATAAATTACGTAAATAATATTCCAGTTAGCATAATAAGTGCAGTAGAATTTACTCCTAAAGTTGCACTAAGTGGTTTTCCAACAGTTTATATTGGAACAACATTAAGCAATAATGTAAGTGGTAATTTAGCAAATATCAAAGGCATTGTTGAACAAGCAGCTTATATACAAGAAAATCCAGTATTAACACAACCTTCAGGTACAGTCGCAGTAGCAACATTAGCTCGTAAAGACGCAGGCGGCGGAACACAAGTTTTTCAAAATAAAATTACAGTACCTAATCAAGGTATTGAACTTGGCACTGTAAAAACATTTAGTGCTTTAGTTGAAGGCACAAGTGGTATACTTGAATTAGCAGGAGCAGGTACAATTGATATACGTACTCCGGTAAGTGCAAGTCCTGTTGTAAGAATTAGTAATGATGGTAATTTTGGTATCAATACATTAAGTCCTACACAAAAATTAGATATAAAAGGTAATCTAAATATTGGTGTTGAAACAGGAGATGATGCAGCTCTTGACACAAGCGGTAAATTAGTTGTAAACAGTGAATTTGATAGTTTAGCACCAACTACAGGTGCAGCAACAGTAAAAGGTGGCCTAGGAGTTGCAAAACAATTACAAGTCGGAGGCAGAGCTACATTTACTGATGTAATTCAAACTAATCCAACAGGTACAGTAATTGAGCCTGATACTAATGGACAAGGTGTAATTGGTAGTACATCAAAAAGATATGCTGGAATATATGCTAACACAGTCTACGGAAATTTACAAGGAAATGTAAACGGTAATGTAACAGGTAATGTTACTGGGTCTTCAAGTAAACTAACAAGTCCAACAACATTTACCATGACTGGAGATGTAAGCGCAAGTTCTTTTAGTTTTGACGGGCAAGTTGGCGGAAGTACTAAAACATTCACAACTACAATCAATGACGATTTTATAAACACAAAATTAGATGTAGCTGCACAGTTAGGTAGATTAATTAGCACAGACGAAATAATAATTTATAGACCTACAGCAGATGATGTAACAATAGATCCAACAGGAACATTAGGTGTCTTCAAAACCACAATAGGAGATATTACAGCACAAATTTCAACATTACCAATTGGTACTGTGATGATGTGGGCAGGATTAACTGCACCAACAGGTTGGTTTATTTGTGACGGTAGCGAATACCCAATCACAACATATGGAAATTTAGCAACAGCAATTGGATGGGATGCAAGCGATCCAACAACTTGGTATTGGGGCAATGCTAGTACAATAGCAAATTTTGTTATACCAGATTTTAGAGGACGTTTACCAACTGGTATAGGAACACCAGGCGGCGCAAATAGAATTGGTAACGCTGCAACAGGCACAATGGGCGGCGTATCAGGTGATGACGAAGCAACACTTACAAGTGCAAACTTGCCAAATCACACACATGATTTATTAAGCAGCACAGGCGAACAATTTTATGCAGTAACTAATGCAACTACAAGTGCTCCGGAAACATTGTCCGGAGGAGGAATAGATGGAGGCACAGGCAGTAGACTTCCAAATAGCGGTACGATAACTGGCGGTACAACAAATGCTCCAGTTGATATTACTCCACCATTTGCTGCAATTAATTTTATTATCTATCACGGGGTAACATAGTATGGCATACAAATTAAATAAAACAGATGGATCATTAGTTGTAGAACTTGTTGATGGTAAGTTAGATACTACTACCACAGATCTTTCATTAATTGGTAAAAATTATCAAGGGTTTGGCGAAAGTATAAATGAAAACTTTATTAAACTGCTCGAATCTTTTGCTAACACTGCTGCCCCAAGCAAAGCACTAAGAGGACAGCTTTGGTATGACACAGCTGAAGGCAGATTAAAAGTATACGATGGAACAACATTTAGAAGCACAGATAGTACAATCTTTTCTTCTACACAACCTACAACATTAGTTCAAGGTGATATTTGGATCAATGGTGTAGAAAACCGTATGTACTTTTTTGATGGTACAGACTTAATTCCTGTAGGACCTGATTACACTAAATCACAACTTAAATCTGGTATTGAAACTGTAACAGTAAAAGATACAACAGGGCAAAATAAAGTTATTGTAAAATTGTTTATAAATGGAAGCAATGTTGGTATTTGGTCAAAAACAACATTTACTCCATTTCCAGGTATTCAAGGATATGACAGTCTAAAAACTGGCTTCAATATTAATGCTAGTTTTGGAGACTTTGGATTTTATGGTAAAGCAACAAGTGCTGAAAAGTTAGTTACTGAAACAGGTGACGAATTTACCAAAGATAGTTTTTTAAGTACATTAGCAGATAGTAATCCTGCTGGTAATAGAGTTGCATTAGGCACAATTACATTTAGTACAGATAACGGTATTTTTATTGGCGCAAACAACAGACTTAATATTAAAAAATCTGGAACAAAAACATTGCTTGACAATGTTGGTGTAGATAACGATTTTGAATTGCAACTTGTAAAAGATACAGGTACAGGAACATTACAGTATAGTGCATTTAAGTTTGATACTGTAAACCAGCGTATGGGTATTTTTAACGATTCGCCAAATGCAACTGTAGAAGGCGGAATTGATACTCGCTCATCGGGCGTGGTAATTGGTACTACTGCTGATCCAAGAAACTTAGTTGTAAGCGGTGATATGCGTATTGACGGGGATCTTAGAGTTGGTACAATAGTTAATGAAGAAATTAGTACATTAAGAGTTGCAGATAAAGTTATAGAACTTGCTACTCCAGACGATAGCACATTACTAGATAGTTCAAGTGAATATATAGACGGCGCAGGAATAGTAATCAATACAACATCTGGAAGTATTGACTGGGTCTATAGAAATGAAAATTCCAATTGGACAACAGCAGTAAACATTAATATTGATAATTTAGTTGGCAAATATAAAATTGAAGACGAAACAGTATTAACAAAAACAGGGTTAGGCCCAAGTGTTGTTAACAGTAATTTAACAAGTATCGGTACACTTGTTGCAATCAACGTTGATGATATTAATATTGATAACAATGTTATTACAAGTTCAAATGCAGATGGTTTAGAATTTAATGTATTGAATGATATTGCAATTAATCCTGGCACATTGAACTATAGATATATTACAGGTGTCAAAAAACCTATAAGTGCATTGAACGCTGCATACAGTATCAACAATGAATCAGCAGACGATCTTGCTGCAACAAAAGGTTATGTTGACGAAGAAATTTTAGGAAGAACACAATATCATACTGTTAATGCTACAGGATTTGGCGCAGCTGGCTTTGGCGCAGCAGGTGACTTAGAAGGTGCATTAAAAGCATTGCTGCTTGTATGGATACCAACAACCACGGTAACAGAAAATACAACTGTTAGGCTATTAGCAGAATCACCGACTGCGACAACAGATCCAATCGATGTTAATAGCAACATTAACAAGAGCTTTTTAGCAGTTGACAGTGCAGGTGTTCAAAACGTTAGTGTGATTTCAGATATAACAGTAAGTCCTGATCCGACTACTACAATTACATTTGGAATAAACAGGCATATTGTAGAATTTAGGATGCAGGCAAGTGATTGGGTTTGGGTGTCGACCGTAACATATCCATAATTACGATAAATAAGTGTAAGCACGAGGAGCGAAGATGGCATACATAATTAACACTTTTAATGGTAACCAACTCGTTGTAGTTGAAGACGGTACAGTTGACCAAACTACCGATATAAAATTGATAGGTAAAAACTACAGTGGTTACGGAGAAGCGCAGAACGAAAACTTTTTGCACTTACTAGAACATTTTGCAAATACAACTGCACCTGCAAAAGCAATTACAGGCCAAGTTTGGTATGATGCAGGCACAGCAAAATTAAAATTTTATACAGGTAGTGCATGGAAAAATGCAGGAGGAGCAGAAGTTGCTGCTACAGAACCAGCTGGTTTAGCAGAAGGCGATTTGTGGTATAGTACTACAAGTAGCCAGTTATTTGCAAAAAATGCTTCAGGTGAATTTATACTAGTAGGTCCACAAGCCGCAGGCGATGGAACCACACAAATGTTAAGTGTAACAGTAGTAGATACCCTCAGTGCTAATAAATCTATTATTGTTGCTTTAATTAACGATACACCAGTTTATGTCATCAGCTCACAAGAATTTACATTAGGCTCTACGCAGCCAGCAGACGTACCAGATTTAACAGGTTTTACTTTAATACGTAGAGGTATTACATTAATAAACACAGATAGCACCACAGGTGTTACCACAGGCGCAGGCACTACTGGCGAACCAGTTATTTGGGGAACAGCTAGTGATGCACTAAAATTAGGCGGACAACCCGCAAGCGATTTCTTAACTGCAAGCACAGCCAATTTTACAAGCATAGCAAGATTTGCAGACGTAGGATTTACAGTTGGTAACAGCAATGATTTGTCTGTAAGTATAGTATCAGATACAGTAGGACAAATTCAAAACCAAATTGGAGATAGAATTTTACTAGGCGCTACACGTAGTGGTGTAGGTGTTGCAAATATTGTAAGCATTAGAAATGTTGACGCAACTAATACAGGTATTTTTCCAGAAACAACTGCATTATATAATTTAGGTAGTTCATCGTTAAAATGGTCAACAGTACATGCGGATACCTTTGAAGGTGAAGCAACATCTGCTGCTGCACTTGACGTTGCAGGTACAGCAAGAGTTGCAAGTACACTTGGCACTCCAAATACTATTGCTGCAAGAGATAGTAGTGGTAACTTAACTGCTGTCATATTCAGTGGTACTGCAACAAAAGCACGTTATGCTGACTTAGCAGAAAAATATACTACAGATAAAGAATATCCAGTAGGAACAGCTATGGCAATTGGTGGTGCATCTATTGAAGCAGAAGCAACAGCATGTAAGAGTTCAGATCTTGCAGTTGGTGTTATAAGTGAAAATCCTGCTTATTTGATGAACAGCGAAATTGACGGACAAGCTATTGCACTTAAAGGTCGTGTACCGGTAAGAGTGAAAGAACCAGTATCAAAAGGACAGGCAGTGTATGCTTGGGCAGATGGCGTTTGCACAACTACTGCAACAAGAGCATTAATTGGTATTGCACTTGAAACAAATACAAGTGCAGAAGAAAAACTTGTTGAGTGTATTTTGAAAACATAAATATACGTAGTTAATTAAGGAAGTGTTATGGCAATAGGAGACATTATAGGCGCCGCAAGATACAATACCTTACAAGGTAGAATTGCAGCAATCTTAGGCGTAGGAAGCGGCGATAAAGGATATAATAATACAGTTTTAAGTAATCCTGTTGCTGTTGGCAATGATGTAACTGCCGAAGATTTGCAAAACTTAGCAAGCGATTATACAAAAATTTATGTTCACCAAACAGGTAGTTTGCCTGGCGGATTAATTGGACAAGATGTAGAAACAAGAACATACCTAAGTGAAACAGGTTTGGTATGGGATGATCTATATGCTGAGTACGAAACTAATGTTACAACTATTGAAACAAATAGATTTGATATACATTTCAATTATGCAAGTGTAGAATCATCTGGAGCTAACAGTTCTAGATCAACTGTATGGGGAGGCAGCGCATTACCCCAAAGTGTAATCCACGAATTTATAGTTGACTTTGGCACAGCTAACGCTCGTAGAGGTTTTTTCAATGCCGGCGGTGAAATTAGATTTGCTGCATCCCTTACACATAGTTTGTCTGTAAGCGATCCTGATTATCAAAAAACGGTTGATTGGCAGTCCATGTTATCTGCAATGCAAACAGTAAAATTTAATTATGACACAACTGACAGTTATAATTTAACTAGTACACCAGATGATGTTACAGATGATACAGTTACAGGTGCAGGCACAGGAAGTGCTATTGGAAACTTAGATCTTACAACAAGTTATCAAACAATTTACACTAAAACTGGTAGCGCAGCATACATAGACAACGAACTTACAATTCAAGCCAAAGAAGAGTCAAGTAGTCAAATAAGATTCTTGTTGACTTTTGCAGATGATGCTAATGGATCTGGTGGTGCAGACGAAAGAGTTAATGGTACACTTACTAGTAGTATCAGCCATTTAAGAGCTGATAGCACCAGTTACGTTAACAATCCTGCTCCTGCTTATTCATTAATCACAGGTCTATAATTGACAAAATGAAAATTGTGTGTATAATAAATACATTACAGTAAGGAGTAAATATGTCTGGTGTAGGACAACCGATTACAGCATTAGAGTATAACAATACCAGAGGGTTGATAGCATCTTATGTAGGTGATTTTAACACATGGAGTGAGCACGGTTTAAGCACTAGTACAACTACAAGTGGTTATGGTAGAAATTTTACTAGCAACTTAGTTGTTGGCGGAAGTACTCCTGGTGTAAGCGACTATGTAACAGAACAACAACATTTTGATTTATGGCTAGATTTACAAGCAGGACATGTACACCAATTTGGCACCCAATATACAGGAATACAACCAACCGCATTTGAAGGTAAATTAACCTATCCTAATGATGCTGATTACGCAAGCAGAGATCTAATTGAGTGGGCGCATTATGCAAATGCTGGTTCTAATAATGATTTAAGAGACATTGCAAGTGCAGTTAATGCATTCAACCATGCTAGTACAGATTTTGATTCTTCTAGTTTTACCACAGCTTTACTACGCACAAGCGGCGGAGCAAGTTGTTCTAGTAGTAGAGATGGATCATCTAGTCCTTGGAATACTACTATTACACATAGAGTTACAGTAAGTTTTCTTAACCATAATGATCTTTTATATTTTTTAAGTGCTGGCGGAGAAATACGTTTTGATGCTAGTTTATCTGGCGGTACTAGTGCAACTGCAAATACAAAAGATTGGGATTGGAGACAAATTTTATCTGCAATGGGCACTATTAGATTTGGTAGGGTTGCTGGTAATTGGAGGACAGAAAGTTTATCAGGTAGTGGTAGTGGTAGTTTGTTAAGCACTATTAGCACAGGAACATCACCTAGTACACTTATATTCCAAAAACAAGGTGGTGTTACTACAGGTAATCCTAGTCCGGGCGATCCTGGTGGTACAACAATATATGACAACAACAGTTATCAAATTTATGCCAGCACAAATGTTGCATTTAGTAGTGCAACACAATTGATATTTGAAGTACGTTTTGACGATGCCGATCCTGGCACAGGTGGCCAACAAGGATATCCAACAGAACCTGATGTCGGCGGCGTTGACGAAAATGTTACAGGAACAGCTACAAGCAATATTTACACATATACTCCTAGTAGTACTTTTGTGTACAACAGTGTCACTTATTCTGCTATTCAACAAGCTGCACCAGAAGGCACTGTAAATTCTAATTTATAACCATTAATAAGTTGACTTTCATAAAAAATCATTATATACTATAGCTCTAATGGAGAATTCAGATGGACGAACGGCTTACAAAAGCACTTGATATAAGTAATTTTATGGTAACACTGAACAATCAACGTAGATTGTTAAAGGAACAATACGCTGAAAATTTAATTTATTATTACAATGGCGGACAATTTTCAATTACACAACAACTGATAAGTTTTTGTCAAAGTTTAATTATGCGTGATCAAGAAGAAACTATTCTTGTAGATGACAACAATACTCCAGTTCAAATCGCTGATTTAGAAGATTTTACAAATTCTTTAGTTTCTAAATATTTTGAAGCAAGTAATGTTTATCTTACCGAATATAATAAACTAAAGAAAAACAGATCAGTTGAAAGTATAATGGATTTATGAGCAAAGGTGTAGTTTTATTTGCAAGTAACAATCATAAAATTAATTATGTAAAACAAGCAACTTTTCTTGCGAAACGTATAAGCAAGTATATGGACTTGCCTACTTCTATTGTTACTGATGTTGATATAAATGACAAATATCCTGACAGTGTTGATGCTTTTGATGAAATAATTTTAGTGAACAATCTTAAGCACAACTATGCCAGTAAAAGATATAATGACGGTTCTCTTTCGAATAGAGTTCTAAATTTTAACAATGGCAATAGAGCAGATGCATATTTTTTGTCACCTTATGACGAAACGTTAGTAATGGATACTGATTATGTTGTATGTAATAGCATATTAAACAACTGTTTTGAACAACAAAAAGATTTGTTGTTATATAAAAATGCTGTTCATTTAGGCATACATAACGGTACACCTGAGTTTGATAGAATAAGTGATACAAGTGTTGATTTTTATTGGGCTACTGTTGTATTTTTTAGAAAGACTAAATTAAACGAAATTTATTTTAATTTAATAAAACACATACAAGAAAATTATATGCACTATAGAAGTGTTTACCAATTCAAAAGCAATGTTTATAGAAATGACTTTGCTTTTAGTATTGCAGCTCATATTATGAATGGATATCAAAAAGGTAATTTTATAGCTAATTTACCAGGCAAACATTTTTATACAATAGATAAAGATGTGTTACATAGTATACAAGATGATGAAATAACAGTACTACTTGAAAAAGCTCAAAGATTAGGAGAATATACATTATCAAAAGTTAAAGGTATGAATGTACATGTAATGAATAAGTTTAGTTTGGAGAGAGCTATTGACAAATAATTTTACAATGCTTGCTCAAAATAGTGATTTTGATTATGTAAGACAAGCCTGTCTTGCTGCAATGAGTATACGTGCAACTAATAGTAATTCAAAAATTTGTCTTATTACTAATGATCCGGTACCTGCTAGACATAAGCAACTATTTGATGATATAATAGAAATACCGTGGGGAGATCATGCAGAAAACGAAGATTGGAAAATAAGTAATCGTTGGAAGATTTATCATGCTATTCCATATGATGAAACTGTGGTTATAGATACAGATATGCTTGTACTCCAAGACATATCTAGTTGGTTTGACTTTTTACGTAATTATGATTTATTTTATACAAGCAAAGTTTTAACATATAGAGGCGAACTAGTAGCAGACAACTACTATAGAAAAGCATTTAATAAATTTAATCTTCCTAATTTGTACAGCGGATTTCATTATTTCAAAAAGAGTGATTTAGCACATGAATTTTATACATGGCTTGAAATGATTACAAATAACTGGCAGCAATTTTATAAAGCACATGCAGGTGGAAAAACATATCAAAAAATTTGCAGTATGGATTTAAGTGCAGCTATTGCAGCTAAAATAATGAATATAGAAAATCAAATTACCAATCCAAATGTAATGTATCCAAGTTTTGTGCATATGAAATCTAAAATACAAAATTGGAATCAAAATTTTGCAGAAAGCTGGCAAGATAGAGTTGGAATATATTTAGATAAAAACTTACAACTAAAAATTGGAAATTATCAACAATCTGGTATTTTTCATTATACAGAAAAAAGTTTTTTATCTAATCACATAATTCAAATATACGAGGATAAATTAGGATTATGATGCAAATAGAATTAGTTACAAATAGATTTGTTCATTATGATGATGACGGAAAAATTACAAAAATTGGTCATGTTAGAGATGAGACAATGTCAGCTATTGAAGTTCCTTTTGAAGAAGTAAAACCGTTAATGACAGGAAAAGAATCTTTAGCTAGTTTTATTGTAGAATGGGATTTCTTAGAAAAAAAGAATGTTCTAAAACATGTATCTGTTTGGCAAAATGATCAATTAAAAGAAAGTTTTTTATATGAAATAAAAACTGATAAAGATGCAGATGCAGTCATACAGCAAGATAAAAAGAACAAATGTTGGAGACTAATTCTTAGTGATGATGTATTACAGGCAAATGTAGATCCAACAAAGCAGTTTTACAGCGTTACAAAAAAATATGATCCAAATATCTTGTACAGATTGTTTAGATTTACAAAAGTTGATAATGAATATGTAGTGCCTTTTGAATACGATTTTGAAGTTGACAACCTTGATTTGTCAATATATACTGTAAGGAAGTTTTCTACTTATTGTTATGAGGTATTAGAATGAGCAAAAAGTTCAAAGTAATTGACTATGATATAATATATCTTAGTTACGATGAACCAAATGCAGAAAAAAATTACGCAGATTTGTGTAGTAAAGTTCCGTGGGCAAAACGTGTGCATGGAGTTAAAGGAAGCGATAGTGCTCATAAAGCCGCAGCAAATGAAAGTGACACTGAACGTTTTGTCACAGTAGATGGTGACAATAGAATATCTGATCAGTTTCTTACACAAGAAATTAATTTTGATGAAAATGTAGATTTAACAAACAAAGTCATAAGCTGGACTGCTGATAATATTATTAACGGATTAAGTTATGGCAATGGCGGACTAAAGTGTTGGCCTAAACAACATGTATTGAATATGCGAACACACGAAAACGCAGATCCAAAAAATCCACATGCACAAGTAGATTTTTGTTGGGATACAGAATACGTACAAATGAATGGCACATTCAGTAAAATTTACAACAACGCTACTCCGCATCAGGCATGGCGTGCAGGTTTTCGTGAAGGTGTTAAGATGGCGTTAGATAGAGGCTTGCGTGTGACAGCAGAACAGTTTCATAAAAATCATTGGAAGAACTTGCATCGTTTGTACATATGGCTAATGGTAGGAGCCGATATAGAAAACGGACGTTGGGCAATATATGGAGCAAGAGAAGGTCTTTACAAAACAATGTGTACAGATTGGGATTTTGTAAACGTGCGTGATTTTGATTGGCTTAACCAATATTGGAGTGAAAATACACTCGACGAAGAAGAAATGTTTCTTGCTACTGAAGATTACGGTGATAAACTAATTAACGAATTGTTGCTGCCAATAGCAGTTGAACCATTAGATGCAGGACAAAGCAAGTTTTTTAAGACTGTATATCAAAATCCTACTAGAGACAACAGCAATCAGTTTTTGGATAGAGAGACTTAATGGAGCGTAGCGAAAGCGAAGAAATAAAACGCATTGATGGTATAACACAAGAAATATCACCAACGTTTTGTTTTGCAAAATGGTATCATGCCAACATATATTTCCAAACAGGTGAAACACATAGTTGTTATCATCCTGCTCCCCATAAGATTGATACAGCACCGTTACTAGAAAATCCAAGTGCAATACATAACACAGCACAAAAGAAACAAGAACGTGCTGCAATGATGCGTGGCGAACAGCCTGCTGGTTGTAATTACTGTTGGAAGATTGAAGCACTTGGTAAAGATTATGTAAGTGATAGAAAACAACGCAATCAAACAATCTATTTCAAGCATAGGCTAAACGCTGTAAAAGAAGGTGGTGCAGAGTTTGATGTCAACCCAGAATACTTAGAAGTTTCATTTGGCAACGAGTGCAACTTCCGTTGTGGATACTGTCATCCAAAAGCCAGCAGCAGATACTATCAAGAAATTAAACAGCATGGTCCTTACACAAATGTAAAAAATCACAGATGTGATATTGATTGGTTCCAAATATTTGAAGAAGAAAACAATCCATATTTAGATGCATTTTGGCGTTGGTGGCCTGAGCTTAGTAAAGAGCTACACATATTGCGTATTACAGGCGGAGAGCCAACAATACAAAAAAGCACATACAAACTGTTTGATATGTTGGATGCAGATCCTAAGCCAGAACTAGAACTAAACTGCAACAGCAACTTAGGTGGCAAACCGAAGCAGTTAGAAAAGTTTACAAACCGTGTAAATGATCTGTTAACTAACAACAAGATTAGACGTTTCAAAATGTTTACAAGTATTGACACTTGGGGCAAACGTGCAGAATACATACGTGACGGATTAGACATTGAAGTGTTTGAACGCAACTTGGATTATTATATGCGTAACTGTGAAGCACCTATGGTGTTGATGATTACATTTAATATATTCAGTGTTACAACATTCCGCACACTATTAGAAAAGATCTTAGAATGGCGCAAAAAATACAATGATATAGAAACACACAGATGGCAACGTTTAGGATTTGACACACCGCATCTTAAAGAACCGTTGCAATACGATATGAATATTTTGCCAAAACACTACATGAGTTATATGCGCGATCATTTGCAGTTTATAAAAGAAAATGTAGATGACAATCGTAAAGATGCATTTAGCACTATTGAATATGAAAAGTTTAGACGTGTTGTTGATTATATGGATACAACAGAATATCCATTAGAAAAAGTCATACAAGGACGTAGAGACTTTCATAATTTTTTTGCAGAACAAGGTCGCAGACGTGAAGTTGATCACGAACAAGTTTTTCCAGAAATGTCAGACTTTTTTAAGTTGTGTAAAGAATACGTCTAAGCACTCTTTGCTCTCTGGCCATTGTTGCTTCACAAATGTATCCCACCACACTTCTGTGTTAACCTGCCAAAAAAATTGAAAATGATTCCTATATTCTAATTCGATAGGTTCTTGTAACAAACCAAACTCTTTTAGTTTAGGACAATATTTGTTGTGAACTATTTTTTGACTACCTACTGCACTAGGATGGCTGCTTACATACATGGGTGTGTCTAAACCTAAGTATCGTATTCCAACAGCATATAGAAACTGATGATTAATGTGATCGTGGCAATTATTTTCATTAAGACTACGCATGCCTGTGATTTTTCTTGGCCCTTGGATGTGATCATTTATTACACACATTCTTGCCGCTATACGATGTGCATTGGCACCAAGTATTCCTAGACTGTGTAATTTATGTGTAACAAAATTTCCTACTATTCTATCATTATTATAAAGTAAAAATAGAGTAGTATTTTTTTCAGTTTGCAGTCTTTCAAACAGCATTTCTTGACTGCTGTTGTTCACATAATTCTTAGCAGCAGCATCTTTGAACCACTGTTCTAAATCTTGTGTTCCGTTATAAATTTCGAGTTTCCACATTGACATTTTGATTAAATAGTGTATAATGGAGTAATAATGCACAATACATTAGTACGAGCTACACAAATACTTAACCATATATTATTAGTAGCTGGGTTAAGTTTGGTTATATTTTATGACATCTCACCTGTATATCTATTATACAGTTTACTTACCTATTGGTTTATAGGAGTATTTGGTGTGAACATAGGATATCATAGATTAATCAGTCATAGGAGTTTTACAACATATAAATGGTTAGAATATGTTTTAGGACTAATTGGTTGTATTACCATGATAGGTAGTCCACTTGCATGGACAGCAATACACAGACAACATCACGGACATGCTGATACAGAAAAAGATGTGCATAGTCCGCATATGTTGGGTTGGGTCAAAGCCTGGTTTGGTTTTTGGAATATACAGCATATAAATCCAAAATATATCAAGGATATTCGTAAACAAAATTTTTACAAAATTACACACAAATATTATTTTTTAATTAACATTGTTTATGTTATAATTCTTGCTATTATAGATCCATTGTTAGTAATATTTGTTTATGCTATTCCTACTGTTTTAGTTTTACACAGCACTAGTGCTATTATTGTTATTGCACACATACATGGTTATAAAAATCATAATATTGATGATCATAGTCGTAATAGTTGGATAGCAAGTTTAATCACACTTGGAGAAGGTTGGCACAATAATCATCATGCTAATAGTAAAGCATGGAACAATCAAGAGCGATGGTGGGAACTTGATCCGCCTGCATGGATAATAAGATTAATTAAAACTTAGCCTAGTACAACCCAAGCACTACCGTTGTAACCTTCAAATTTATTACTGCTATTATTGAAAATTATCATGCCTGCTTCTGCAGCCATGCTATCACGTTGTGCATATGTATGACTTCCTACTTTGGCTATTGGCGTTCTTAGAACACCTGCGCTATCAAATATCAAACCTTTGTTTTCATTTCCTGCCGGGCCGTTAACTCCATCGGATAGAGCAACTCCAAAGTATGCATTGTATGCTGTATTGTTAATAGGTTCGTCTGCAACATAGATACCAAAGCCGCCTGCTTGTCTCCAACCGTTGCCATCAAAACCTTCTGCATCAAACTGTAATACACAATCGTCTGGCAGTAGTGCTGATTTGTTATGCCATGTTCCGTTGAAGCTTCTTACAGTTTGCGGACCTTTTACATTAAATGTTACAGATTGACTCATAAACTCTATATCGCTTGTAGCATCATTTGCTTCAAAAGTCAATATACCATATGAATTTACATAAACTTGACCGCTGCCTTGATTGTAACTTATTATACTTTTATCATCGGCTGAATATAGCTCACCTCTAAATTTACCAAAATGTTCAGCTACCCATGGTGCATTTCCAATTATATCAGCTGTTACAATAGGACGCCCATCGTAGTGTTGAACATGTCCTCTAAGAGCACTTTCTGTTCTGTCATCTCCTAATACAACAATAGGTCCTTTAGCGATTGCATCCTCTGGCGGCATTACTGTGTGTGCTATACCACCTAGCCAATTGTGTTGATTGTGGTTTTCATCAGGTGGGCTCATTAATGAAGTAGTTTCATCAGCCATCACCGAGCCGATAAGATTTCCTGTAAGGGTTCCTGTATGATTACCAGTAGCGTCTCCAGTTAAAGAACCTGTAACATTACCTGTAATATCTCCATAAAAATCTCCATAGTGACTACCGTTGAAGTCTCCACTAAACGCACCAAACAGAGTAGTATCACTAGTTACACTACCAATTAGATCTCCGTAAAATGTGCCATATATTGCATCTGCATCAATAGATCTATTAGCGTTATCAACAATTGATTGTCCGTACTGATCAATGACATTACCGGTAATATCAGCATTTAATATTTCGCTTTCAGGATCTAGTATTACGTTGCCATTTCTATCTCTTACTTCGCCAATAATACTTGTTTTGAAAACATTTGTTGTACTATCAAATAATACTGTACCATCTAGGTCGTGTATATCGCCAATCATTGGTCCAAAAATCTTTCCAGTATCAACATCAACTTGTAATGCGCCTGATTTTGACACAACGCTGGCTTTAATTTGGCTGGTCCAGCTGTCAACTAAGACATCGCTGTCAGCACCAACTACATCTAATCTGTAACTTTCACCGGGTATAAAATCTGCCATAGGAGCTCCTTATGTAAAGTATTTATCAGAAATCTGTTCTTGACATCAATTTATAATTTTAGTATAATTACTGTATGTATGATATATTCTATGTTGGCTCGAAATCTGATGAACAATGGCAAGTTTTCAAAGAAAATTTTCCTATAGCAAAATGCACGGATAGTGTAAAATCAGCTACACAAAAAAGTTTAACAAAACACTTCTGGATAGTTTACCCAGATACGATAGTTACTGATTTTTCGTTTGATTATGTACCAGACGAATATAGTCAGAATGTTGCACATGTATTTCTAAACAACAATGAATATGACGGAGTAGTATTACTACCTAAAACACACAGTTACACTGATAAAGAAATACAAACTAGATTTTATGTTTCACATAAAAAAGTTGAAATTGTAGCGAGTATGCCTGCAAATTATGAAATATTTTACGTTGATACATATCAAGAATATTGTGATGCTTTTGACAAATCAAAATTTGAAATGTTTTATGTAGTTCCTAAGTATGTAGAAATACACAAAGACTTCAAATTTGATACGTATTTTTCTCACCACAATACATATGATAGGAAAATAAATCATATGTATCTAAATGGCGAATATCATGACGGTGTAATGCTTTGTAATAAAAAAACAAGAATAAGTGAACGAGAATGGTTATTCAAATTTATTGCTGCAAAAAAAGAAATAAATGTTTTAGCAAGCACACCTAAGCCTTATGATGTTGTGTTTATAAGTTATGAAGAACCGGATGCTGATATAAACTTTGAAAATTTGAAAAATAAAGCACCAGATGCAAAACGTGTTCATGGAGTAAAAGGAATACACCAGGCTCATATCGAAGCAGCAAAGTTATGTGATACTCCTTTCTTATGGATTGTAGATGGAGATGCTACAATAGTTGACGATTTTGAATTTAATTATCATGTTCCTGCATGGCAACATACACATGTGCATGTTTGGAGAAGTAAAAATCCTATTAACGGTTTAGTGTATGGTTACGGTGGAGTAAAACTATTTCCAAGAGAAGCAACTATAAACATGGATACTAGTAAACCAGATATGACAACAAGCATAAGCGATAAATTTGTTGCTGTTAAAAAAGTTAGTAACATAACAGGATTTAACACAGGAGAATTTGAAACATGGAAAAGTGCTTTTAGAGAGTGTTGTAAACTTTCAAGTAAAATTATTGATAGACAAAAAGATGAGGAAACTGAGCGTAGATTAAAAATTTGGTGTAGTATTGGCAGAGACAAACCTTTTGGAGAATATGCTATAAAAGGAGCTAAAGCAGGTGCAATGTACGGTGCAAGGAACAAAGGCGATGCACAAGCATTGAAAATGATTAATGATTTTGATTGGTTAAAGGAACAGTTTGATGGAAACATATAAAATCCTTGATAGATTTGAATTACTGTATCCTACAGATGAAAGATTTAGTGATTTACGTAGAGCATATATAGACAAAGATTTACATAGTATATTTAGGTTATCTAATGTTGACGATGAATATCGTAAAGCAATATTAGAAAAAAATGTTTACAGTATTTTTAGACTATGTGAAAACGCAACAGTCCAAGGAGACATTGAAGATCTTAAAAAAGCTATTATTGATCAAAATTTGTATAGTATTTTTCGTTTGATACCTGACGATTATGAAGATCTAAAAAAAGCAGTGTGCAATGAAAATAGGAATAGCATTTACAAATTATTAGAATTAGATAGTATAAGAAAAATTGTAGAACTAGATAATCCATATGCGTTATATGATACATTAATAGAATACACTGACAGTCAGTTTGCTCATGCATTGAAATTTATGTTTCTTGAAGGAGTAGAATTTGATGAAGATTGTTTAAGTAGAGGACAATTAAGAAGTAAAATTTGGCTTGTAAATGAGTTGAAAAAAATAAGTGTTGATTTAGGTGTTGTATTTTTATGTGCTGGTTGGTATGGTACATTAGCTGTAATGTTATTTGAATCAGGAATGAGCATAGAAAAAATAAGAAGTTTTGATATCGATCCTTCTACTGAAAAAGTTGCAGAAATGTTTAACAAAAAATGGATAAGTGGCTGGAAATTCAAACCTGTTGTACAAGACATACACGATATTGACTTTGAAGAACATAACTATATAGTATTGAAAAAAGATGGTGATTTTGAAAGGCTTTGGGATATACCAAACACTATTATAAACACAAGTTGTGAACATATAGATAATTTTGAAACTTGGTATGAAAAAATACCTAGCGGTAAACTTGTTGTGTTGCAGTGTAATGATTATGATGAAATTGAAGAGCATGTAAATACACATGAAAATATAGAAAGTTTTGCACAGCAAACTCCTATGGAAACAGAATTATATAGTGGTGAAATAGACTTAGGAAAATATAAAAGGTTTATGAGAATTGGATTTAAGTAATTTTTCAGTAAGACAACTACAATTAGAAAGTGCTAGAGCGTTAAGCACCATGCAAGCAACAAATGATAATATTTGGCAGTTCAACAAAAAAGCACACCATAATAGCCAAAATTGGTATATTGCAGTAATTGATTGGTATGTAGAACAATACGGAGACTTGCCTAGTAAAGTAGGCCCTGGTAAGGATGTAAAGTTGATACACGATGTATAATTATGAAGATATACGTGTTATTCATTTAGAAAACACACAAAATTGTCAAGCAAGTTGTCCTATGTGTGATAGGAATCAAAATGGTGGAGATATAAATCCGCACATTGATCTTAGTGAACTTACACTAGAAGATTGTAAACGCATTTTTGAGCCAGACTTTATTGCACAATTGAAAACAATGTACATGTGTGGCAATTTAGGTGATCCTATTGTAGCACGAGATACACTTGACATATTCCGTTACTTTAGAGAACACAATAAAGACATGTGGCTTTCTATGAATACAAACGCAGGAGCAAAAAGTGTTGAATGGTGGCAAGAACTTGCCCAAGTCTTTGGTCGAATGGGTGCTGTTATTTTTAGTGTTGATGGTCTTAGTGACACTAATCATCTATACAGGCAGGGTGTTGTCTGGAACAATGTAGAACGCAACATGCGGGCATTTATAGATGCTGGCGGCAGAGCTCGTTGGGACTTCTTAATATTTGAGCACAATCAACATCAAGTTGAAGAAGCAGAAGAATTAGCAAACGCTTGGGGTTGTGAAAAGTTTATGAAAAAGAAAACTGGTAGATTTGTTACAGCAACCAGTAAAAAGAAAGAATCACATCAAGCAGTTGACCGTAAAGGCAAAGAAACTCAAAAGTTATCCAAGCCAAAGGAAGAATTTCAAAACGAAGCAATCAAACAATACGATAAAGTAGTTGAAAAACACGGTACCATGGATGAATATTATGATCGTGCAGAAATACATTGTAAAGTAAAAGACGAAGGTGGTTTGTTTATTACAGCCGAAGGACTTGCTATGCCTTGTTGTTGGACTGCTGGTAGAATGTACAAATGGTGGCACAAAGATCCTAAGGTAGAACAAGTGTGGGACTTTATTGATGCTGTAGGAGGCAAAGATGCAATCAGTGCTAAGACACACGGATTACGTGCAGTGTTTGACACAGGTATTTTTAACAATATTGAAAACAGTTGGAATAAGACTAGTTGTGCAGACGGCAAATTGAAAGTTTGTAGTATGAAGTGTGGTAAAGAATTTGATCCGTTTGCATCACAATTCAAGTAATTTTTTTAATTCAGGAAATGTCTTACTAAAGTTTGTATTTCTTAGCTTATCAAATTTATCAATGCTTTTAACAAATAATCTTTTGCGTTTAGGTAATCTTTTTGTTGGTGCGTTGAGATAACCTTTTAACATTTGTATATTCCATCCTTGAAATTTATATTTGTCAAGTTTTTCCAATTGTATATTTGCCTTGCTATGTAGTTCTTCATCTATTTGTAAAAAATCTGCTGTAAAAGGTGCTGGATCTTGCCACGGATTTATACTGATATTATTTTTGATTTTTACATTGTCTAGATACCATGTATACAAATCATCAAGCACTAAAGCATTAAAAACACTATAGCAAGTTTGTATGTCTATTTGTATTCCAGTTTCGTGCAATCTATTGTATGTGTTTAACCATTTCTTTTGTTTTAACCCAAATCTAATATACTCACCTCTGTCACCATGACAATCGTGACTCATTATTATATTACAATTATCTTTCCAATGTATAAGATATTTTTCTATAATGTTTACGCCTTTGTAGGTAGTGACACTACCGTTAGTGTGTGCCCATATTTTTATTTTTTTGTTTAATTTGTGTTTTAGTAATACATCTAATAATTCATATACACCTTCTTGCATAAAAGGTTCTCCGCCGTTAAGATGTATACGATTTATTGTATCTTGATGCTTTAGTATATAATCTATTTTTTTATCGTTATAATTTTGCCATTCTTCTGTAGGCATACTACCTGGTTTTAAGTCTCTAACAACTTCATACGCTTCGTTGTAGTTTTGTGCTATCGTGCTACTTAGTGTGCTGTTGCATCCCATACATGCAAAATTACATTTATTTGTCCAAAGTAAATCAAGCCAAGTTGGTGTTTGAGTTTTCAGAGTTCCGTCTTTTGAGGTATTTTTTATAGCTTTGTTTATTTGTTCAGCACCATATTCATTTACTTGTTGTCTTACAGGAGATATCTGTCCAGTCATTGATTCCATGCGTGAACAACTATTGCATTGTTCTGGAAAACGGTTCTGTAAAAAATCTCTTCTTATTTCTTTTGCTGCTTCACTGTTGACAATGTCCTCAAAAGGTGTTATATTATTATTGTAACCTATTGCATCCATTGTAGCACAACAGGTGCTTATGCGGTTAAACTGACCTTCATACAAACTTGTAAAAGGTGCAGCACAAAAGTTTGATCCATATTTCTTTAATGGATCTTTGCTGAAAAAGGTAAACATAAATATATTTATAAAACACGCACATTATGAAAATTGAACTAGAAATTACAAGTGATTGCAATGCAGCATGTCCTGGGTGTGCTAGGACTTTGAATTCTGACATCTTGAAAATACAAAGTTTTACGCTACAAGATTTATATCGTATATTTTCACCAATGGATGTAAGAGGTAATCAATTCAAGTTTTGCGGAGTATTAGGTGATCCTATAGTAAATCCTGACTTCCTAAAAATGGCAGATTATATAACACATTATGATGGATACGTAGAAGTTAGCACAAACGGTGGCTACAACAGTGCAGACTGGTGGCGTGAACTAGGCACTATAGCAGCAAATCATCCTGGCATGTTACATATACATTTTTGTGCAGACGGACATAAAGAAACAAATCACATCTATCGTGTCAATACAAAATGGAACGTTGTCGAACGCAACATGCAAGCCTTTGCTGAAACTGCACCAGAACAACATGCAACTTGGATTTATATTGTGTTTGATCACAACGAGCATGAATTAGATACAGCAAGAGAACATGCAAAAAAGTTAGGATTTAACTTTGCCACACGCACAGGTATGCGTAACAGTTATCATCAATGGATAGCACAAATAGGCAAAAAGAATAATAAAACCAAAAAAGTTATTACCACAACAAAAGTTGAACATAGCAAAAAAGATGTTATGAAAGAAATTGATAATTTTATCAAAGACCATAAAGACAACAAAGTTGATGATACTGCAAAGCAAGAAATGTTAGATAGTATTGTATGTAAATATATTCATGAAGATGAAGTATTTGTTGCAAGTGACCTAACCATGTGGCCTTGTTGTTTTTTATATGACAGTGCTTTTAAGAATAAAGAAGGTATAGTTGATAAATTAAATCAATTTGAACCCGGTTGGAATAGTTTACGTAAGCATAGTGTAAATGGTATCAAACATCATCCTTGGTATAAGAAACTACTACAAGAAAGTTGGGATCCTGATCATCCGTTGCACTTTAATCGTTGTATCAAAACTTGTGCAAAAAATAAAGCATACCATAATGAGATAAAATATGAAAAAGTATTACCATAAAAATTCGCCTACTCTAATTTATTGCCCGCCTAAATGCGGAAATGTAACATTAGAATTTTCTGGATATTTTCAAGATGAAGAAAAACCTGTAAAAAGAAAAATATTATTAATTAGAGATCCAATGGAAAGATTTGTCAGTGGCTATTTGTATCTGTTGTTTCAAAATAAAATAAGATTGAAAAGAGGTGCCAAACCGGCCGATCATACATTAAAATATACAAGGGAAGGATTTTCATTATTTGTTAATGAACACTTATATTATCCTGTGATCAATAGATGGTACGATACACATGTTGAGCCGCAAATTAATTTTCATAAAAGATATCCTGTACCATTAGACGATGTAGAATTAATAGAAACAAAAAATTTATCTAAATTAATGAAATCTTTAGAACCTGGCTGGGAACCACAAATATTAAACAGGAGTCAGATGAAATTTATTTTTCCTAACGAGGATTTATTTGAGAATTGTAGATACAGATGGAATTCATTATTTGAAGATGATATAGCACATTATAAAAAACTTCGTAAACGGTTGGATAAAACCTCTTGATAAAATAAGTATAGTATGAAGCATGTTTCCGATACATTTTGTTTATTACCTTGGGTGCATCTAAGCACAAGACCAGATGGTAGTATGAGAGTTTGCTGCACAGCTAATGCTAGTTCAGTTGGACCTACCAATGACAAAGAACACGGTGGTCAAGTTGGTATCCTAAAAGATGATGAAGGAAGACCAAACAATCTCAACGTGAGTGATTTCCAAACTGCTTGGAACAGTGATTATATGAAGAATGTTCGCAAGCAAATGCTAAACGGAGAAAAGCCGCCTAGTTGTCTTAAATGCTACAAAGAAGAAGCAGCAGGACATCGTAGCAAACGTATGTGGGAAACACATTACTGGAGCCAACGTGTTGACGTAGATAAAATACTAGAAGATACAAACGAAGATGGTAGTGTGCCTCCTAACTTGGCATATATCGATTTGCGTTTTGGAACCAAGTGTCAGTTAGCATGTGTTATGTGTAGCCCACATGATAGTTCGGGTTGGATAAAAGATTACAAAGCAATTTTTCCTGCTGTAAAAAATGAATCACTAAAAGAAATAATGCAATGGGAAAACAAAGGCAGCACCAATGGTAGCAGCTACAATTGGCACAAACAAAATCCTGTGTTTTGGCAACAGTTTTATGAACAAATGCCTAGTATGCAGCAAATTTATTTTGCTGGCGGTGAAAGCCTTATCATTGAAGAACATTACGAAATACTTGAAGAAGCAATACGTAGAGGGTTGGCAAAAGATTTAGAATTGCGTTACAACTCAAACGGTGTTGAATGGAGAGAAGACTTATTTGATCTTTGGAAAGAATTCAAGCTAGTGCGTTTTCACTATTCAATAGACAGCATAAAGAAAATGAATGACTACATACGTTATCCAAGTGAATGGAAACGACAAGAAGAAGTTTTCCGTATACTTGATACACAAACTAGCGATAACGTAGAAGTAACTATTGCATGTGCAGTACAAGCTCTTAATATACATTACTTGCCAGATTTTATACAATGGAAACTAGAGCAAGGGTATAGGAAAATAAATATGTGGCCATTTGGTGCAGGTGGTATAAGCCAGCACTTTGTTTATTGGCCTGCACATCTAAACGTTAAAGTATTACCCAAATGGTTCAAAGAAGAAACAAGACGCAAGTATGAAGCATGGTATCCTTGGTGGGAACAAAATTGGGAACTTGGTATTCCTAGTTGGCACAAAGGAAAAGTTACATATGAACAATTCCGCAGTGCTGAGTATGGAATAAAAAGATTAGATGGTATACTCAATTTTATGGACAGTGAGGATTGGAGTAGACGCTTGCCTGAAATGAAAGAGTTTTTGGATTTATGTGACAAGCAACGTGGCATAACATTTGCAGAAACATTTCCAGAAATGAAAGGAATATTTGATGTTTGAAGAAATTAAAAAATTATATGAAGATCAAAATTTTATACAAATGTATGAAAAGTTTCATGCAAAGAAATATCCAGACAGACATGATGTAAATGGTTTACCGTTTCATTTTGATGCAGCCTTTCAACGTGTAGGATTAAGTCTAAGTGGCGGTGCAGATAGCACGATATTGTTTTATATGTTGTGTAAGTTAATCGAAGATACAGGAAGTAAATGCAAAATCATGCCAACCACAGCAGTGAGATTTCATGATACAAAACCTTGGCTTGAAATAGCACCAAAAAATGTTTATGCATATATGAAAGAACGTTTTCCGGATATTGTTTTAGAACACGATTGGTATTTTATTCCTCCTGATCTAGAAGTTGTAAAAATGAAAAAATTAGGGTTACGTCATCTAAATAAACTATTACCTACGGATAAAATGTTTACCGATGTTCTTTGCACTATAAGTTACAACGACTACCTTTCTAAAAAACAAAAATTGCAATTTATGTATAGCGGAACCACTATGAATCCCCCAGAAGAATATGATAACGCACCGCAATTTAGAAATTCAGAAATTGTAAAAAACAGTATAGATCAAGTTATATCTGCATCATTTATAAATCCTTTTGCTCTTGTTACAAAAGATTACACTATGGCACAATACGAAAATTATCAAGTTCAAGATTTACTTGATATGACCAGAAGCTGTGAAGCTGATACAAAAGTGCTAGGCGAAATGTGGATGCACATCGAAGACGAAGAACCACCTGCTTGTGGTTATTGTTTTTTCTGTAAGGAACGTCAGTGGGGTGTAGATAATCAGGACAAGTATCTTATCAAATGAGTTTACCATGCTACTATGCACTTGGTGGTATAAACTTCAAAAATGGTTTTGTTACTAGTTGTCCACAACAAAGTGATCAACTTGTAATACTTGAAGATCAATACATTCCAAGTAAATTTATCAACAGTGCAAATTTCAAACAACATCGCAAACAGTTGATGAGCGGTAGTTTTCCGCACGGTTGCGATATGTGTGAACGTGTTGAATGTGCAAATAGTGGCACAAGTATGCGACAGGAAGAACCTGTTAGTTTAGATTATTACAATGAAAATGGTAGCATAGATTTTTTAGGTTTACGCACAGCAGAAATACGTTTTAGTCATAGTTGCAATATGAGTTGTTTGCATTGTAGTATGGTGTTCAGCAGCGGCTGGATGACAAAACTAAAACGCTATGAAAGCGACAACGAAGATAGACAACATCAATTACATCAACTTACTGGTGCCATGCACAGAAAGTCTCCAGACGATGATTTGACAATGAGTATAAGCACAGAACGTGCTATAGAAATTGTTGAAGACTTGAATAAAAATTTTCCTAATCTTGAACGTGTTGATTTTGCAGGTGGAGAAGTGTTATACCAAAAACAATTCTTTCCTACACTTGAAAAATTAAGTGAACATCCAAATGCGCAAAATATGTTGATATTGTTTCATACAAATTTTAATGCAGACTTTGATCCAGAAAGACTAAGTAATCTCTTGCAAAAATTTGGAAAAAGTATTATAATGATAAGTGTAGATGCAGGACCACGTATATACCCATATTTTAGGCAAGGCGATTGGAACAAGTTGAATGAAAATATAAAAGCATTTAGGGCAATAAATAAAAAAACTGAAGTAAACACTGTTTGCACCACAGGCACATATCAAGTAATGGAAATACAAGACACGTTTGCTGGCTTGTTAACATTAGATGTAGATTGGATAAACAGTAGTATTGTGTTTACACCTGATTACTTGAATCCAGCACTTATGCTTAGACACTTTGAGCAAGATACTATGAACGATATTGAAAAAACAAAACAATACATTATCGATTTAAGAGATGTAAAAAGGACTAAAAAAATAAGTGCATTAGATGCATTAGAAAATATCAAAAAGTATATTACAAATCATAGAACACAAGAATCACATTGGGACGCATTTAAGGTATACATTAGAAAAAGTGACAGTATATGGAAACAAGATTTTAATCAACATATACAAAACTATAAATTCATAGACGGAGAGATCGTTAGAAATGTATGAAACAAACAATAACTTTTACAAAAATCTTTCTGAAGATGTTCTATTAACTAATGTAAGCCATTTGGATATTCCTTTTATGACAAGTTGGAATAAAATAGGCGTAAATCTAAGTGGAGGTGCTGATAGTGCATTGTTAACATATTTGCTTTGCACAATAATAGAAAAAAATAAATTATCAACACAAGTTGAAATAATCACATATCAACGTTGTTGGGAAACAAGGCCTTGGCAAGGAGATGTTGCTACAAATGTTTTCATGTGGTTAATGAATAAGTTTCCTAAAATAATTAGCAAAAGGCATCTTTGCTATATTCCTCCAGAATTAGAACACGGAGTAATAGGACCTATACATGAAGGAAGAAGTGGTGATCAAATTATTGTAGGCAGTTATAATAAGTTTGCTGCTTGGAATTACAAACTAGATGCAGTCTATAATGCTACAAGTAAAAATCCTGATGATTTACGTGATGACAGAATGCGTAACAGAGACAAAGATGCTGAAGATGGAAATGTTAAAGATTTATGGTGGGAAAGTAGAAAAGTAAAAAGTGTCTTTGTACATCCGTTTAGATTTGTAAAAAAAGATTGGATTGTTGCTCAATATCATATACACAACATTTTAGGATTATACAATACAACAAGAAGTTGCGAAGGTGATATAAATCATCATGATGTTGTTAAACAAGCATGTGGACATTTTAGAGATTATAAAACAAACATGAAAATACCAGAGTGTGGTGAATGTTGGTGGTGTGAAGAACGTGAATGGGCAAACAATAGAGCAGCAAGTGTAATAAAGGAAATTAATGAGTTTTGATACTATAGACTTGCTAAGTGGCAAAGTATTTCAAGTCACTTGGGATACAGGAAGACGCTGCAATTACGATTGCAGTTATTGTCCAGCACACAGACATGACAATTTTAGTAAACACGCAACATTAGAAGAGTTAAAAAACAATGTAGATTTTCTATATGAATATACCGATTTGTATATGCAATATAGAAATCACAAAGTTGCAAGTTTTGGCTTTACTGGAGGCGAACCTACAGTCAATCCTAACTTTATTCCTTTTGCTCAATATTTGAAAAATCAATACGATGAAAAATATGCTGATCGTTGGGAAGCAGGATTTGCTCTAACTACCAATGGTGCTATGAGCGAGAAGATGGGATTTGCAGTAATGGAAAATTTTGGCCATGCTACTGTAAGTTACCATGCAGAAAGTGACAATAAATTAAAGCAGCAAGTCAAAGATAGAATTATGCAGTTCCAATATTCAGGAGAATTGTTTAATTTTACTGTAAGTGTAAATGTTATGTTTCATGCAGAATATTTCGACGAATGTGTTGAGCTTTGTGAATTTTTGAAAGCACATGAAGTTGATTTTGTGCCACGAGTAATAGGAGAAGAACCTGACAGCCGTCCAACATTTGCACACAAATACAGTGAAGAACAGTTAGCATGGATGAAAAACTACTGGAAACAAAAAAATGATGCTACCTATGCCAATAGTGCTGCTAGTGATGTGGTAAAAAATGCAAAAAAACTTGGCAACAGCATTGGAAGACCATGCTGCGGTAGTAGAGACATGTTGTTGACACTTGGAAATGAAAGTCGAAAAAGCAATTTTGTAGATTTTAGACAATTCCAAGGCTGGAGTTGCAGCGTAAATTGGTTTTTCTTACACTTAGAACAGCAAACCGATAGTATCTATCACCATCAAACGTGTCAAGCTCGCTTTGACAACCGTCGAGGACCCATAGGCAAGCTCAGCGAGGGCAAAAAATTGATAGCAGAACTAAAAGATATGCTCGAAAATAACCGTATGCCTATAATACAGTGTCCTAAACACACCTGCGGGTGCGGATTGTGTGCGCCAAAAAGCAAATTTGAAGAAAAGTTTGTTGAAACACTAGGTAATCATGTAGACATAGGAGTTTTACAAACAAATGTGGAAACATAGATGTGTTTTACCGTTTCATCATATGGCTATACGTCCTGACGGGGGTATTCGTCCTTGCTGCTACTTCAGAGAAGAAACAGTTCCAGACGATTTGAACACTGCACATGACGATCCGTTCAACCATCCGTTCATGTTAGACGTGCGTGAGCGTATGCTCAAAGACGAATATATAGAAGGATGTAGTAAATGCTATGCTGATGAACAAGCAAGCGGTAAAAGTATGCGGACTGATATGAACTCACCGTTTACAGAGTTTGGACTACCAAAAGAAAACAGAGGTGAAATACCAAAACTAACAAATTTAGATTTAGCATTTAGTAATGTGTGCAATAACAAGTGTAGGATGTGCGGTCCGGAGTTAAGCACACAATGGTATAGTGATGCTAAGAAAATGAATTATGGGTTTGAGCAGCGCGGAGTGTTAGCTCGTAATAGTATTGTTGAAGATTATGATTTACAAGACTTGCGTTTTATAAAATTGCTCGGCGGTGAGCCTCTCATGGAGCAAGATAAATTTATAAAATTATTAAGCAAGTGTAACTTGTCTGAATTAACACTACTACTGGTTACTAATACTACACATAGACCAAATGAACAACTTACTGAGTTGTTCAAACAGTGTAAAAAAATGACTATAACATTTAGTATTGATAGTTATGGTGAAATGAACGACTTCTTACGTAAAGGTAGTGATTGGAAACAAGTAGAAGAAAATGTGCAATGGTATAAAGAAACGTTTGCTGATTATCCTATTGATTTGAGTGTGCATAGTATAGCAAGTATATACAATATAAATCAAATTGAAGAATTAATTATGTGGTGTTTGAAAAACAAATTATATCATAACTATGTAGTAGTTGATGGACCAAATTGGATTATGCCAAGGCACATACCAGATCCTGTAAAACAAGAACTTATACCAGAACTACAGAAACGTGCTGACAGTTATGGGCGTAATGGAAAAATATTCAAGTTATTGATAAGCGAACTTGAAAACACTGGCGATTTTGGCATGTTTATACGCAATGATATTAGACTAAATGGTATACGTAAAGAGGATTGGAAGAAACTTAATCCTTGGTTATGGCGTAAAATACAAAAATATATAGTGCCTGAGATTTTGTAATGTATTTAGATATTAAAGAAATAACAAAAATACAAATAGATCATACAAGCAGATGTAATTGTATGTGTCCTCAATGTGCCAGAGTGGTAGATGGAAAAATAGTTAATCCTAGTATGCCAATCGCAGATTTGACCTTAGATGATTACAAAATTTTATTAGAGCCATTTGATAATATTCAATTGTTTCATTGTGGCAACTATGGCGATGCTTTGGTTAGTCCTACTTGGGACGAAACATTTGATTATAGTTTGACAAAAACAAAAAAGATACGTATTGCAACAAATGGTAGTATGCGTACAACTGACTGGTGGCGTGAGCTTGCACAAAAAGGCGGCAACAAAGTCAATGTTATTTTTAGTGTAGATGGATTAGCCGACACAAATCATTTGTATCGTGTAGGAAGTAATTTTGAGAAAATAATGGAAAATGCACAAGCATATATTGATGCTGGTGGACATGCTGAATGGGCATTTATAGAATTCAAACACAATTATCATCAAATTGAAGAAGCAGAACGCATTGCAAAAGAAATGGGATTTGTCAAATTTAGTGCAAAGTATACAGCAAGGTTTGCAGATCAAGATCAAAAAACAACCGAAACACGTAAAGGCAACACAGTAGAAGAAAAAGAAAATCAAAACACACAAGACAAAATAGATATACGTAAAAAATATAAAACTTTTGACGAATATGTTGAAAATGCTCCAATTACTTGTAAGTATAAAAAAGATAAAACAGTATTTGTAGATATGTGTATGAAACTGTGGCCTTGTTGTTGGTTAGGAGCACCCGAATATTTTCATAGACCAACACAACAAACAAAAAGTTTTGATCATTTATTTGATTTATATGGAAAAGATTTTAATGATATGAGAAAACACGGATGGAGTGTTTTTGAACATGACTTTTTCCAAAACTATTTAGATAAATCCTGGAATGCTCAAACACAAAAGTATAAACGCATATATACTTGTGGCAGGACCTGCGGAGATAAGTTTGAATTTAGTAGCGGGCATGGAAAAAATATACAAAGCGAGATGTTATGAATAAAGCATGGTGTCCATTACCTTGGTTAGGATTAAATGTTAGAAACAACGGTGACATAAGAGTTTGCTGTAATGCAAACGTGAGCGAAAATCAAGGGCTTATTTCTAAACCTGACGGTACCTATTATAATTTAGGAAAAGACAGCATACAAGATTTTCGCAACGCTGATCTTATGAAAGAAATACGTGTGAGTATGCTTAAAGGAGAGTATCACGAAAGTTGTATACGCTGTAAACGTGAAGCAGAATCAGGTATGGAAAGTCGTGCAGATTGGGAACGTGCTATTTGGCATCATAGACTAACAGAACAAAAAGCCAAGGAAATAACTGATGAAGATGGCACAATAAATGCTATAGATAATCCTATAAAATATATGGATTTAAGATTTGGAAATTTATGTAATCTAAAATGTCGCATGTGTGGCCCGACTGACAGTAATATGTGGTATGAAGATACTGTAAAATTATGGGGTCCACAATATACTGATAGCGGACAAAAAATAAAACTTATAAAAAATACAAAAGGTAAACATCAGCCCGATGTTGATATTTACAGTTGGTATGAAAATCCATTGTTTTGGAAAGATCTTGAACAGGAAATTCCTGTTGTTGAACGATTGTATATTGTTGGCGGAGAACCTTTAATGATTGATCAGCATTATGAGTTTTTGCAAAAATGTATTGATGCAGGTCGTGCTAATAAAATTATAATAGAATACAACACAAATATTACAAACATACCAGAACGTGCTTGGAATATTTGGAAGCATTTTGAACGTGTACAAATAGGAATGAGTGTTGATGCTGTAGGTCCTATAAATGATTACATACGCAATCCAAGCAAATGGTGGAAGATTGAAGAAAACATGCGCAAGTTAGATAATGCAGAAGGTGAATTTAAGATTTGGTGGGCTGCAACTATCCAAGCATACAACTTACTACATTTGCCGGAAATGATGATGTGGAAAATACAGCAAAACTTCAAGCGTATAAATGTTGAAGTAAAACATAAAAGTGTTATAAGTCCACATCCATTACACAATCCTAAATTCTTAAATATAAAAGTTTTTCCTAAAGAAAGTAAGCATTGGATTGAAAATTATTTTAATGATTGGAAGATACGTGCAGAATTAGATATTGATAATAATCTAAATAAAAAACATTTTTGTAAAATATTAGACACATATATAAAATATATGTGGGCAGATGATTATAGTGATCAATTAGAAAAATTCTGGCACTACACTAAAACATTAGATACATCACGTAATGAAAACCTAAAAGATGTAAGTCCAAAAACTTGGGAATTACTTTTAGGAGAACAGTATGCATGACACATACTGTAAGCGTAGCAAAGAAGAATTAGTTTTAAGATCTTTTAATCATGATGTAGAAGCAGCATTATGTTGTAAATCTCAACATCCAATAAGTTTATTTGACAAAAATAAATTACAAAAAGCAATTGATGATTTAGATAATGGCATCAGAAACAAACATTGCACAGTATGTTGGCTTGCAGAAGATAAAGGAGAATTGTCTTGGCGCCAAATTGGTAACGATTTAGAAATACCAGCAAAAAGTATAGAAATTTATTTTGACAACACTTGCGATCAGGCTTGTATATATTGTAGTCCAAAATACAGTAGTAAATGGGTTCAAGAAATAAAATACGCTAATAACGATAATAGCAAGTTTCTTAAAAAAATTATTAATGATGAAAGTTTTGAACCTACTCCTAAGCAAGATCATAAAAAAGCAATTATGAGTGAAATAGAAAATGCAGGAGCTAATGCTGAAAAAAATAAAGTAGTTGCAATAATACTTTTAGGAGGAGAACCGTTGATATCTCCTCAATTTGTCAAAAAAAATATTTTAGAAGAAATTGTGGAAACTTTTTATTCCAAAGCAGATGAGTCTGTACGTCTAAGATTAAATATTGTTACTAATGGAAATACACCCGATGCACAAATAGACAACACTATTAATATTGCAAATAAACTATTAAAGAAATACACTAATCTTAAAATAATTGTTCAACTTAGCATTGAGTCTACAGGAAAAAATGCTGAATATGTAAGATATGGATTGAACTATGATCAATTTGTAAAAAACACAATTAAATATTTTCAAAGTGATATTAGGGTTGGATTTAGTATGTCTGTAAACACAGTTTCTTATACCGATACACCAAATTTTTTACAAACTATGTTTAACCTTTGTAAGACACACAGTAAATTAAAACAATTAGCCTTAAATTTTAATCTTGTTGATTA